ATTAATGGATGATGTGCGGAACATGCACCGGGAAAAGGATTTTGTACTTCCTCTAGCTTTAACCCCAGAAGATCCATTCCCTTCTTGATTGTATCTTCCCAATCGCCACGACTTTGTATGTCGGCATCATAGGCGGATACGAGATCGGATGCAATTTCCTTTAACTCTTCATCACTGATGTCTTCAGCTAAGTTTTCTGATTGTTGAGGTTCCTCGATAGGCTCATTGCCTATGACTACTTCAACTTCTTCGACAGAAACTTGGCTGACTGGTTCGTTTATTTGTCTTGCCATTTAAACCATTCCACCTTTAAAGTATTTCTTTGCTAGTTTGACCGAACCACCTTTTTTCATAACTAGTGGGTTGTAGCCACGTTTGCCAAGAGTTGATGTTCTATCTGGTATCTCGCCACGTTCAACCCTTTTTTGTCTTGTCTTCCAAGCCTTTTGTCCAGCTCTTCCTCGTATTGAACTTGACAACATACCAGTTGGAATTGGGGTTTGACCTGGTATTGGTTTAGTAGTGGCTTTGGACTTAGCTCTAGATTTTCTGCCTTGTTTAGCACTTTTTGTTATTTTACTGCTTCTAACAATTGAAGGTATTTTTCCTGCGTGTTTTTTAACAACGTCCTTGCCAAATTTGTCTATGGCTTTTTTAATGCCTGCTCTTGCTGTTGGTGATTTTGCAACTACTGCTGCTATTCTTGCAGCCATGCCGATGCCTGCTCCTATAAGTGGTAAAACCATTAGAATACTCCCTTAAATTTAACCTTTTGTGTTTGTTTTGGATATTGTCCACGAGAGACAGAGCCTCCTGTGGAGTAGCTTTTGACCATTCCACCTTTACTTCCATAACGCCATGCCGTTCCTATGTCTAAATCTTCCCTTCTAATTTTACCCATTCCTTTGGCTGATTTACCCATAGCTTTCGCAGCCTTTTTTTTCGTTTTTTCTGCAATTTGTTCTGGTGTTTTTCCAGCTGATCTCCACGGAACTTCTGCTATTAAATCTATTAGGCCCGGATACTCCATCCATTTTCCTTTTCTTTTAGCTGCCTTGCCTGCTGACATAGCTTCTCGTTTAATTGCTTGTCTTGCACTTACTCCAGGTGTTCTAGTCATCATGCTGACTTTTTTTCTCAGCTTCATTTCTTTTGCTTTTTGTTTTTTAGTTGCCATTAGAATAATCCTCCTGTAATGTCTTTTAATCTGTTGTGCGTGTAATCACACTGTTTCTTGCTCGTCTCCGTTCCTATGTAGGAACAGCCGTACTTGACGCATCCCTTCGCTGTCGTTCCTGTTCCCATGAACGGATCAAACACGATGAATGATTTTCTGGACTTGGCGTATGCTCTCAGCAGTTGAACAACCAAATCAGTTGAGAATGTCGCCTGATTAATGTCTTTCGTTGATTCATCATTGTTCTTCGCATCAATGAAGTTTGAAACAGGATAATAATACTTCTGCCCGTTGGGGCTGATCTTGCTCACTTGCTTGTTGGTCTTGAATGAATTGATTTCATTTTTTCTCACGAACACGAAAACAAACTCAAAAACCCTTTGCAGCCTGTTGGGACTGGCCGGATACGGCATTGAATGCCTCTTCCTCCATATGATCGTGTCCGCAACGCAAAAATTAGTCTTGCTTACGATTTCTGAAACCATTTGATATGGAAATGAAGGGTTCTCAATGGAGTATGAAAAGTTGTAAATGACAACGCCATTCTCTATGAGGACATCATCAAAGTTATTGAAAACGTCCACTGACCACTTCAAATACTCTTCCGGTTCCTTCCAATCATCGTATTCATCGTATCTGCCTGTATCGGCATCGCCTCCCGGTCTCTTCGTCATGTTGTACGGAGGGCTTGTGATGATCAAATCCACACAGCCTGTGTAGTCTTGCATAAACCTAATACAGTCAATGTTATGAACAATGTTCAGCTTATGTAAAATTATATCTCCCTCATTATGCCGCTCAATTCCTTCGCCCTTGATGGTGTCTGTTTCGCCCAACGGGAATCCATCATTTCTGTCGCCGCCACATCATATTGTGGTGGTGTCTGCTTTAAAGCCTTCCAAAAATTACGGAACTTTTTCACACCCGTAGGGCCTAATTGAAAAACCATTTCAATAATCAGTCCCTTCGCTATATCACTTATTTCGCATCCTTCATAGAGCTTAGATGCACCGTTCTTCGCTTTTTCAAAGTCTTTATCAAATAATTTCAATAATTCATCTTTAGAGCATTCTTTACCTTCTTCAAAATTATCTTCATCGGTAATGAGATGTCCATACCCTATGGTAGCCTTTCCTAGTGAGTCAAGGTAGGGCTTTGCAATGAACCCTTCATGTTTCTTGATCCTCTCCTTTACTTCTTCCATACCCAATAACTCCCTGTTGAACCTGTTTTCTGTTGAGGCACATAGTCTTGATGGTGATGAACGAACCAACCCTGCCTCAGTCGAAGCAAAGCCTGTGACGTTGAATCCACCAAGTCATCGTTCTTGGAATTGGGGAATGACGCACACTGTGCTATGACATCCTCCGCCCAATCCTTGTCCGGTGCCCATACCTTTCCAGACTCCAATATCGGAGTGATGGAATGAACTCTGGACTTCTTATCCTGTTTCTTGGGGTTGTAAGGCGTAATGGGTATGCCCATTCTTGACAGTTCCTGTACAAGGGACAATCCACTTGCCTTCGCCTCAATGATGACAAGATCGGGGTTGTGTTGATTGTATTGCTCAACGGCAACCTTTTTGAGTTCTGGAAACTCCCATCTGTCTCTTCTAGATCCTAAAAGGATAGCATTGGATTCTCCATTTTCGTCAATGAATATTCCCCACGTGGTACAAGCCGAGAAGTCCGAATTCTTGTTGGACGTATAGGCTGTGTCCCATGATTGCAATATGTAATCACATTGAGGGGGATTCTTCTGTTTCCATGTCTTCCACCACCAACGCTTGATGATGTTGCCCTCCTCAACGGAAGGCTTTTGGGCGTAGAGTGAAGCCCACTCCCTTGAACCCAGCGTTTTCTTGATTTCTTCCAATCGAGAAAGGGGGTAGGCATCTTTCCACAGGGCTTGACCCTCCTTCTTCTTCAGAAGTTTGGCTGCCCTCTTATCCAGCACCGCTGGAAACTCTATTACTTCCCATCCTTCGTGTTCCGTCTCTTTCAGAACCCATCCTGCGAGATCGTCCTCGTGCCATCGTGTCTGGATGAGAACCACGCTTCCACCGGGCATGAGACGAGTATACGCTGTTGATCTGTACCAGTCGAGAAGGTTGGAACGCATCGCTTCACTGTCCGCATCTTCTCTTCCTTTAATTGGGTCATCAATGAGCAAGAGGTGAGCACCACGACCAGTAATGGCAGAACCGGCACCAACCGCATAGTAAACCCCTCCCTGAGACGTGTTGAACCGCCTCATGCTTGAGGAGTCGGTTGCCAATCCCACGTCAGGAAAGAGTTCCTGGTAGCGTGGATCCTGCAATTGATTTCTGACTTTCCTTCCGAAGTCATCCGCCAGTTCCTGCCCGTAGGTGGAACAAATGATGAACTTCTTCGGATTCCTGCCAAGATACCAAGCGGGAAAGAATTCCGATGAAAGAATGGACTTTCCGTGCCTCGGCGGCATGAAGATGGCGAGTCTCTTGATTTTCCCTCTCTCCACATCCTCCAGCTTATTCGCCAGGAGCTTGATGTGCGGGGGAGACAAGTATCCCTCCATCTGATATTCTGCGTAGCCCAGAAGGGTGTCCCTCGCCTTGTTCTTGGATTCGACTTCCTTCAGCTTCTCGACAAGCATTTCCAGCTTGGCGACCTTCTCCGTGACGTTGCTTGATATTCCAGGCATTTCTTTTTTTTAGCCTATCTTGATTTGCTTCGGCTTTTCCTCTTCGGGAACATTCCTTGCCAAATCAATTCTCAGGATTCCGTCCTCCATCTTAGCCTTGTCCACCTCCATGTGTCTGGATAGGTGAAAAGCCCTAAAGAACTTCCTTGAAGCCAATCCCTTGTGGATGTAGTCGGCTTCCTTCTTGCTTGACTCTCCCTCGATCTTGAGGACGTTCTTCTCCACGGACAGCTTAATGTCCGCTTTCTTGAAGCCCGCCACTGCCAATTCGAGTGTGTATTTGTCGTCCTCAACCCTCTCTATGTTGTAGGGCGGATAGTCCGACTTGCTTGAATAATTGTCAAGCATGTTGAATGCATCCTCAAATCCGAGAAACATGTTCCTCAAAGGACTCGGAATGCTGTATTTGACTAGCTGATTCATGATATACCTCCTTTTCAGCGAGTTACCCTAGCCCATTACGGCACTAGGTGTTCATTAAATTTCATTACCCCAAGATTCCCAGCCC